TATGCCATCCGGCAAGCCATTGTGGCCTGAGTTCTGGCCGTTACCGCAACTTGAGGCGCTTAAAGCGGAACTTCCCGTCTCAAAGTGGCAGGCGCAGTACCAACAAGACCCAACAAGCGAGGAAGGCGCGCTCATCAAGCGAGAATGGTGGCGCAACTGGGACACAAACAGCCCTCCCCGCTGTGACGCCATCATCCAAAGCTGGGATACCGCGTTCCTGAAGACTCAGCGCTCTGACTACAGCGCCTGTACGACGTGGGGAGTGTTCTACCACCCAAATGATGACGGCAAGAACGTGCCCAATCTGATATTATTAGATAGCTTCAAGGATAAATTGGAGTTCCCAGAGCTCAAGCGTAGAGCATACGAGCATTATTGGGAATGGGAGCCCGATCAAATGATCGTGGAAAAGAAGGCTTCCGGCGCTCCGCTAATCTTTGAGCTAAGAGCGATGGGGATACCAGTGACAGAGTTCACACCATCGAGAGGGCAAGACAAAATTGCGAGGGTGAATGCAGTCACCGACCTGTTTGCTTCAGGTGTGGTGTGGGCACCCCCAACACGATGGGCCGATGAACTGATTGAGGAATGCGCGGCGTTCCCGTCAGGGGATCATGATGACTTGGTTGACTCCATGACTCAGGCCCTACTAAGGTTCCGACAGGGCGGATGGATTCGCTCTGAAATGGATGACTGGGAAGAGCCAGTCTATAATCACCGCAAGATTGAGTATTATTGATGGCAATTGAAAAACCTTTGACACCCACAAATATCGTAGAGATCGAGACACCGGAGGAAGAATCCGAAATAGATCTTGAGATTATCAATCCAGATGCGGTGAGCATCAACGAAGAAGACGGTAGCATGACCATTGTCCTCGATGAGGGCATGCAGGAAATGCTGATTGGTCCAGATCACGAGTCAAACCTCGCAGACTTTATCCCAGAAGCAGACCTTGAAGACCTAGCGACCGATCTTGTTGAGGCGTTCATGGGTGACCGTGAGTCTCGCAAAGAGTGGGCCCAAGCATATGTCAAAGGACTAGACCTGCTTGGACTGAAGATCGAAGAGCGAGATCAACCATGGCCCGGAGCATGCGGTGTGTTCCACCCAGTGTTGACCGAATCAGTTGTCCGATTCCAAGCGCAGGCCATCACAGAAGTATTCCCAGCATCAGGCCCTGTCCGCACAAAGATCATGGGCAAGGTGGATGATGAGAAAGCAAGGCAAGCCGTTCGCGTAGAGAACGAAATGAACTATATGGCCACAGAGGTCATGACGGAGTATCGAGACGAGTTTGAGCAGTTGCTGTTCAAATTGCCGCTCGCCGGTTCAGCATTCAAGAAGGTCTACTATGACCCAATGCTGGAACGGCCTGTGGCGGCTTTCGTTCCCGCAGAAGATTTTGTAATTTCATATGGCGCATCTGATCTACCAACGTCAGAGCGGTACACCCATGTGATGAAGAAGACGCCGAACGAAGTTCTGAAGTTGATGGTGTCTGGTTTCTATCGTGATGTTGATTTGCCCGACCCATCAGTCGAGTACTCAGACATCGAGGAGAAGTATGATGAGATTGAAGGCGAATCAAACTACTCGATCGAAGATGATGACCGATACACCATCCTTGAGATCCACGCAGACATTGACCTACCCGGAGAGTTTGCGGACCCAGATGGGATCGCTAGGCCTCATGTTGTCACTATCGATAAGTCTTCACGCACTGTTCTTTCGGTCCGCAGAAACTGGTATGAGGATGATGATAAGAAGTGCAAGAGGATGCACTTCGTGCATTACCCGTACCTCCCCGGACTTGGTTTCTACGGGATTGGGCTTATCCATCTTATTGGCGGCTTAGCCAAGTCAGCAACATCGATTCTCCGCCAGCTTGTTGATGCAGGCACCCTTGCCAATTTACCAGCAGGACTCAAGGCTCGTGGCTTGCGGATCAAAGGAGATGACTCTCCGTTGATGCCGGGTGAGTTCCGTGACGTAGATATTCCCGGAGGAGCAATCCGAGACAACATCTACCCATTACCGTACAAAGAACCGTCAAGTGTTCTGTATCAGTTGCTCGGTAACATTGTTGAAGAAGGTCGCCGTATTGGCTCTGTTGCAGATATAGACATCTCTTCAGCGAATCCAAATGCACCAGTAGGCACAACGCTGGCATTGCTCGAGCGGAGCATGAAGGTGATGTCTGGTGTTCAAGCGCGGCTTCATGCGGCGCTTCGTAAAGAACTGCGGATCCTTGCCAAAATCATTCATGATTACATGCCAGCAGAGTACTCATATGAACTCGATGGTAACTTCAACCGCATCGAAGACTTCGACGGCAGGGTGGACGTCATCCCTGTTTCTGACCCAAATGCGGCAACAATGGCCCAAAAAGTAATGCAGTATCAAGCGGCATTACAGCTTGCACAGCAAGCGCCACAGATTTATGATCTGGGAAGACTGCATCGTCAGATGCTTGAGGTTCTTGGAATTCAAGACGCAGACAAGATCGTCAAGCTAGAAGACGAGATTGAGCCAACAGATCCTGTCACAGAGAACATGAAGATTCTCCAGCAGGAAGGTGTGAAGGCGTTTGCGTATCAAGATCATGAAGCACACATCCAAGTCCACATGGCGATGCTCAATGATCCCAAGATCAAAGAGCTTGTCGGTCAGAGTCCTTTTGCTCCTGTCATTCAGAAGGCAATGATAGAGCACATCACCGAGCACGTTGCGTTCCAGTACAGGAAAGAAATTGAGGGACAGCTTGGAGCTCCACTCCCAGACCCAGATCAGCCACTGCCGGAAGATGTAGAGTTTGATCTCGCAAGCACCGTTGCCAAGGCGGCTGAAAAGCTACTGCAGAAAGATAACGCAGAGATGGCTCAGATTCAGGCGCAAAGACAAGCACAAGACCCATTGACGCAAATTCAACAGCGTGAGCTCGCGCTCAAAGAAGCAGAGTTCCAGCACAAGCGCGAACTAGATCTGGCGAAACTCAACCTAGACTCACAAGCGAAAGCGGCAACCATCGCCAATGAGCAAGACCGTATTGCATCACAAGAGCGGCAGGAAGGTGCTCGCCTAGGGGTTAAGATCGCAACAGAGAAAGACAAGGCGGAGCGCAAGGATCAGTTAGAGGGCGCGAAGCTTGGGGTTGAAATTGCGAAGTCAATTGCTCAGAATACAAAAGGACAATAAAGTTCAATTGCACTTTTTGGAGTGAGCATGACTGAATTAGATTACATCCGGAATCGAATCCGGGACAACTTAGATCAGATGGCAGACCACATGGCGACAGGTGGATGTGAAACATTTGATCAATACCAATACTGCTGTGGCATGGTAAAGGGCTTAGCCGTAATCGAGCGAGAAATTATTGATCTCGAAGAGAGGATGAAAAACGCCGAATAAGCCTTGTCAAGTAGTGGTATACTGTAAGCAGTGAATAGTACGCCTTGAGCGCAGGTACTGCGGGCCTTAACCGTAAGCAGGAAAAAATATGCAAGTCAAAAACTTCGAGATGACCGAAGAACTTGAGGAGATCCTCCCGATTCCTCGAGGCTATAAAATATTAGTTGCATGCCCAGAGATCGAAGAGAAGACCGAGGGCGGCATCATTATCGCGAATGACTATCGCGCAAAAGAATCAACAGCATCAATCTTCGGGTATGTAATCCAGATGGGCGATGATGCATATGGCGATCAAGACAAATTCCCAAGCGGCGACTACTGCAAAGTAGGCGACTGGGTAATCTTCCGTTCCTACACTGGCACAAGATTCAAAGTGAAGGGACAAGAGTTCCGACTCATCAATGATGATTCGGTTGAAGCAATTGTCGAAGATCCAAGAGGCATTGAACGCGCATGAACGAAGAAGAGTTCGAAACAAACGAAGCAGTCGAAGAGCAGATCGAAGTCGGCTCTGATGATGGACTTGAAGTAGAAATTGTAGACGATACACCGGAAGAAGATAGGGGTCGTCCACGCAGGGCAGATGGCAAAGAGCCTGAAGTTCCTGATGATGATGAGATCGCAAACTATTCCGACAACGTACAAAGCAGAATCAAAAAACTACGCTTTGAATATCATGAAGAGCGTAGACGTAAAGAGGAAGCTGAGCGTGTTCGTGAGCAAGCTGTCATGGACATGCAGAAGCTTTACGAAGAAAATCAAAAGCTTAGGGAAACTCTTACAAAAGGTGAAGGCGCTTTAGTTAACCAAGCCAAAGGCCGCATCGCGGCAGAGCTTGAGAAGGCAAAGCAGTCGTATAAAGACGCTTATGAAAGTGGCGACAGCGACGCAATGATCGCGGCCAACGAGCGGCTCACCCTTTTAACAAACGAAAAACTCCGGTACGAATCATACAAGCCAAAGCCCGTACAACAACAGAAGATGCCCGAATACACACAGGCACCACAAGAATCTGTTGTAGACGACAAGGCAATTGATTGGGCTAGCCGGAATGAATGGTTCCAGAAAGACAAAGCTATGACAGGCTATGCTTACGGGATCCATGAAGAATTAGTGGAAGACGGCATTGACCCGCGTAGTGATGAATACTACCGGCAAATCGATGCCAAGATGCGCGAAGCATTTCCACACAAATTTGGGCATCAACGTCAACAGGGTACCGTAGTGGCCCCGTCGAGTCGTTCGACAAAAGCACCACGCAAGGTTACGTTGACCCAGTCTCAAGTTGCTCTCGCCAAGCGACTCGGGATCTCACCAGAGAGATATGCGGCGCAACTCATGAAGGAGACACGGTAATGAGTAACCGTACACCAAGGGAAACCTCTACCCGAGAAAAAACAGAGCGCAAGAAATCATGGGCCCCAGCAACACGAGTTCCAAATCCGAATCAGGAAGAGGGATACGGGTATCGCTGGATTAGAACCTCAACAATGGGTCAAGTAGACAACACTAACGTCTCTGCAAAATTTAGAGAAGGTTGGGAGCCTGTAAAGGCTGAAGACCATCCAGAGCTACAAGTGATGTCAGATATTGATTCTCGTTTTGAGGGGAATGTTGAAGTCGGTGGACTCCTGCTGTGTAAGAACTCACAGGAAAATATCGATGGCCGGAACGAGTATCATCAGGAAATGAACAATCGTCAAATGGAGTCAGTTGATAACAACTACCTCCGTGAAAACGATCCTCGTATGCCGATGCTCAGACCGGAAAGGTCAACAAAGGTATCATTTGGTAGCGGCAACTCGTAATTATTCGGGTGCCGCATTGTAGACATTAAAGGAGAATCATATGTCTTCAGTAGCCGCACCCTTCGGACTTCGTCCGATTGGTCGTCTGGACTCTGGATCTCTCGAGCCATTCCGCCAGTACCCGATTGCTTCGGGATACGCGGCAAATATCGCAGTTGGCGATATGGTTACGCTCGTGGATCAAGGTGACGAGATCACAATCCAACGCATGACAGATGGTGAAGATGGCGACACTTCAGTTCTGTTCGTTGGTATCTTCATGGGTTGTGAGTACACAGACCCTACATCAGGACAGCTTCGCCAAGACGCACTTTGGCCAACAGGTACTGTTGCATCAGACGCAGTAGCGTATGTATGCGCAGATCCAAACGTGCTGTTCGAAATCCAAGCAGATGGCTCAATCGCTAATACTAAAGAAGTGTTTGGCCGCAATGCTCCGCTTGTGAACACTGCACCGAACACTACGTTCAAGCAGTCTCGCATGGCTTTGGACATCTCTGCTATCGGCGTTACTACAACTGACTGTCTCAAGATTGTCGATTATCGTGGTGGCTCAAAGGGTGACGAGATTGGTACTTCGTACCCAGTTTTCGTTTGCAAGTTCAACAATACTGCGGCGTTCCACCAGTTGGAAACTAACGCGGCACCAGCGGCTGTATAAGGAGCTAACTAATGGCTATTACACGCGCCCAGCTCCTTAAAGAGCTATTACCGGGGCTTAACGCGCTCTTCGGCTTGGAGTATGACAAGTACGAAAACGAGCACGCTGAGGTCTATGAAACAGAAAACTCTGAGCGCTCATTCGAAGAAGAAGTGAAGCTCTCAGGCTTTGGCGCCGCGCCAGTTAAGCCTGAAGGCGGAGCGATCTCTTACGATTCAGCTCAAGAGTCTTTCACTGCTCGTTACAACCACGAAACAGTGGGCATGGGTTTCTCTATCACTGAAGAAGCGATGGAAGACAACCTGTATGACTCTTTGTCAGCTCGTTACACCAAAGCACTTGCTCGTGCTATGGCGTACACTAAGCAGACTAAAGCGGCATCTTTGCTCAACACTGGTTTCGATACATTCCAGTCAGGTGACGGCGTGACTTTGTTCAACGCTTCACACCCAACTGTATCTGGCGGTACTAACTCTAACCGTCCTGCAGTTGCGGCTGACTTGAACGAGACTTCACTCGAGCAGGCAGTAATCGATATCGCAGGTTATGTAGATGAGCGTGGTCTTTTGATCGCGGCCCGTCCTCGTAAGCTGATTGTTCCACCAGCGTTGATGTTCGTTGCAACTCGTTTGCTCGAAACAGATATGCGTGTTGGCACAGCCGATAACGACTTAAACGCACTCAAGTCCAATGGTTCAATCCCAGAAGGCTATCGTGTCAACCACTACTTGACTGACAACGATGCGTTCTTCTTGACCACAGATGTTCCTAACGGCATGAAGCACTTCGTGCGGACTGCAATGCAGACGTCAATGGACGGTGATTTCGATACTGGTAACGTACGCTATAAAGCTCGTGAGCGTTATAGCTTCGGTGTATCAGATCCACTCGGAATCTATGGCTCACCCGGAGCCGCATAATGAACTGGGGCCTTCGGGCCCCTTTTCTTTTCCTGACAGAAAGTGCAACTGCACATTCTGACACTGGCCACGACAGGAGTAAGACATGGCTAATACAACTTTTTCAGGTCCAGTTAACTCGACCAACGGTTTCGTTGGCGCGGTAACAGGCAATGTAGCAGGGTCAATTACCTTGACATCAACAGTGACTGCATCACTCCCAGCGGCGGCTGATAACACAGGCGCTTTGTACGTTATTACTGATAACGGCGCAGGCAATGATGAGTTTGCTCTTGTTGTAAGTGACGGCTCAGCTTGGGTCAAAGTCACAACAACAGCTCTTACATAAGGAGTAAGGCATGGCATTATCTGACGTAATTGCTGTTACGCGCACTGACGATGGAGAGATCTACGGTCAACGGGCGCGTGTGCGTCAAATCGTTGCCACGACTTCTAGCTCGGGAAGTCCCGCTATTGTCGTAAAAGATGGTGGCGCTAGCGGGACAACTCGCCTATCTATGGCATTTACAACGTCTGACGTAGTAACTGTCAATATCCCAGACAATGGCATACTGTTCGAGACGGATGTGTATCTTGACTTAACAGCGTGCGACTCCGTAACATTTTTTCTGTCGTAGGTGAACCATGTCACGGCAAGTAAGCTCAATAACAAGGGTTGGGACATCTGAGCCTTTTGAGCTTCAGGTTTCTCGCGGTCAAGTTGCATACCACGAACTTATCCATAAGTTTGGCTATAATCCGGATATTGCAGATTCAAATGAGACCGTTTGGTCTCAAGGCGGCATATATACTTATCCCACTTCCGCTTCCACTATGTATATTTCTAGCAGTTCTACTGCTGACACTTCTGCGGGGACAGGGGCTAGAACAGCTACTGTTTCTGGATTGGATGCAA